GGATTGTAGTGTAGGAGATGATACATTTTTATTCGAGCAAACAATACCTATTAGTGAATATCCTATTATTCCTATTCCATATTTATATACAGGAACTCCATATCCGATGAGTGCAGTTACTCCATTAATAGGTAAACAACAAGAAATAAACAAAGCTCATCAGATAATGTTACATAATGCAAATCTATCTTCTAATCTTAGATGGATGTATGAAGAAGGTTCTGTACCAGAAGAAGAATGGGAAAAATATTCATCAGCGCCTGGAGCATTGTTAAAATATAGACAAGGATTTAGACCTCCTACACCAATACAACCCGCTCCAATAAATAATGCATTCTTTACAGTTGTTCAACAAGGTAAAAGTGATGCAGAGTATATAAGTGGTGTACCATCTGCAATGATGGGATTCTCTCAAGACCAAGCTGAAACATATCGTGGATTACTTGCAAACGATGAATTTGGTACTAGAAGATTAAAAGCATGGATGAATAGTATTGTAGAACCATCACTAGAACATATAGGTAGAGTATTTAAGATGATGGCTCAAAAACATTACACTATAGAAAAAGTATTTAGAATTGTACAGCCAGAAGGTGGCGATTCACAAGAAAAAGAAGTAAGAATAAATGTAAATCTATACAATGATTATGGAAAAGCTATCGGTAAATATAAAGATTATTCAGCTGCTAGATTCGATGTAAGGATTATAGCAGGGGCAACATTACCATTAAATAGATGGGCATTACTAGAAGAATACTTTAGATGGTTTCAATCTGGATTAATAGATGATGTTGCTATGTTAGCAGAAACTGATATACGAAATAAAGAAAAGATTATTGAAAGAAAATCAATGGTTGCACAAGCGCAATCACAATTAAACTCAATGCAAGAAATGGTAAAAGAAAGAGATGGTACGATAGAAACACTTCAACGTCAATTAGTACAAGCAGGTATTAAAATGAAAGTTGGAGATGCGAATAACGAGATACGAAAAGATGTTCTAGAAACAGAAGCACAACAAAAACTACTAAGAGGTATGTTAAAAGTTGAGTTTCAAAAAATGAAAGAACAATTAATGGTAGATATGGATTCTGTAAAGAAAAATGTAAATGAGAATGAGCAATCATAACTCTTGCATTTTTATTTTTATATTTGCTAAATTAAAATAATCTTAAAATAGGAGATAGTATGTCAGAACAAGTAGGTAACGCCACAGAGGCCCCCGAAAGTACAAACGTACAAGATGCAGTCATGGGTATGAATAGTGAAGACTTTTTTGAGTCTTTAGACAATCAAGTCAATGGCGGCATATTAGAACCTTCACAAACAACCTCGGTACAAAGCGGTAACACGCAGTCGAGCCCTAATGTAGAAGTTCAGAATGAAGTTCCAGATAATAATTTGGATACTTTACAAAAAAGGTATAGCGATTCTAGTAGAGAAGCTAAAAGGTTAAATGGTAAACTAAAGGAAATTGAACCTTATATGCCTATACTAGATGCTATGCGAGAAGACCCCAATTTAATTAATCATGTGAGAAATTATTTTGAGGGTGGAGGCCAGACCCCAGAAACATTAAATCAAAAACTTAATCTAGATGAGGATTTTGTATTTGACGCTGAAGAGGCTTTTGGTAAACCCGATTCTGATTCTGCAAAAGTGCTTGGAGCTACGATAGACGGAATAGTCCAACGTAGACTAGGTAATGCTTTGAAAACTCAAAAGAATGAAAATGCAAAGTTAGCAAGAGAAGCCCAGTTCAAACAAAAGATGAATATGACAGATGAACAGTGGAAACAATTTGTTGATTATGCACAATCTAAATCTCTTGAGTTAGAGGATATATACTTTTTAATGAATCGTAAGAATCGAGATGAACAAATAGCTAATAATGCTCGACAAGAAATCCACAATAAGATGAGAGAAGTTCAACAACAACCTACTACACTTGCAACGCAAGGTAGTGTAGCAGTTGAGAAATCCTCCGATGATAAAGTCTTTGATACTATTTTGGGTTCTGGAAGTGAACTAGAAAAGGCTTTCAGTATATAAAATAATATATTGACAGCCATTAACTCAAAATAAAGAGGTGTAAAAATGGCTGATGTATTCGGCATGGAAGAACTAGGGGCTTCCCCAGATGCCAGAAGTAATGGTTATGGTGAGTTACCTAGTACAGGCGACCTCAGACGTAGATATAATTTTGGGGATAGGATTTCTGAACTTTCAATAGCTCAAGACCCTTTCTTTAGATTTGTATCACAAGTCGCTAAAAAACCTACGGATGACCCAGAGTTTAAATTTACTGAACGAAGGGGTTCGTATCACAAACGATACGCTTATGTATCAAATCATGGAACATCTGCTCCTTCTAGCTTAGCTGGAACAGATGCAACTGTGACTCATGGAAATGTAGACGCTGGTGATATATATTACTTTTGTATGATTGGTGATTATAAATCAGCAGGTAATATTCAAAATATCTATGGAAATAGTAGTTATGATGTTTTACCAGGCTCTGCAGGTTCTCAACCTACATTCTTTCTTCCAAATTCAATTGTGAAGATTCCTTATATTATTGCTGGTTCTAGCAATTTTAATGATTCTGAAGCAGCTGGTAGTTGGGATGATACAGGTGGAACAACTGATGTGGCAACTACTCCAGACGACTATCTTATTGTTAAAATATTATCAGTAGATAGTGATTCTGTATCTAATGCAGTTGTACTTAAAACAGAAGTAGTTAGTAAAGGTTCAGCAGGAGCTGATATTGAACTAACATCTTATTCAGCTTACAATAATGCTCTTGATGGTGTAGATGTTTCTTCAGAGTCAATAGCATTGTATCTTGAAAAGAAAAGATGTTACGTTGTAGGTTCTGCTCATTCTCAAGGTTCTGGATACCCAGAGTCTTGGAAAGACCAACCTTTCTCAAGTGCTGTTGGATTAACTCAAATCTTCAAAACTGCAATGGCGATGGATAATACTACAAGAGCAACTGTTCTTAAGTATGAACCTAACGAATTTGCTAGAATCTGGAGAACAAAGTTAATTGAACATAAGTACGACATTGAAACAGCATTGTTGTTTGGTGCTCAAGGAACTGATAGTTCTGGAGCTCAGTATACAGAAGGTGCAGTTAGTTTCATTACTAGTTACGGAAACATTTTTGATGGTTCTGGAATTGGTGGAACTGGTTCAAAGTCTCAAGATGATTTTCTTGATGATATGAGCAACTTTCTTGACCCAAGATACAATAATGCAAGTGCAACATTGTTTATGTGTTCTACTGATACATACAATTGGATGCACAAGTTGAGTGGTTACTTTTCAGCTAACGTTTCTAAAGTTAGTGATGGAACTAATTCTCTTGGTCGTGCGGACTTCAGTATGGCTGGAAAGAAGAATGTCTACGGTTTAGATGTTACACAAGTTATGACTCCTTATGGAGCTATGAATCTTGTTCGTAACATTCACCTAGATTCAACTGGTATTAAGATACTTGCAATTAACATGACTCAATGTGCATACCGACCATTAGTTGGTAACGGATTGAATCGTGATACTGCAGTATACGTTGGAGTTCAGACTCTTGAGAATAGTGGTGTTGACCGTAGGGTTGATTTAATTCAAACTGAGGCCGGTATGGAATGGCGTATGCCAGAAGCCCATGCGGTCTGGAAATAGGAGGTAAATCATGGGAATCCCTTTATACGGACAAAATAAAGATGGCGGACAGCTTGAAAGAAAAGTTGGTTCAGTAGTAAAATGCACAGGAGGAGCAGCTGTTTCTCTTTCTGCTAGTGATAGTGGTTCAGTTGTGCATATTTCTGGAGGAACTAATGGAGCTGCAGCTTGCAGTTTACCACATATAAAAGGACAAGATGGTCTTGAGTTTACATTTTTATTAGCAGCTGCTAACGGAACTGGTGACTTTGATATTGACGCTAGAGATGGTGTTGATTTCTTTGTTGGAAGTATTGTTAGTGTTGAAGGTACTAATGATGTTGGAATTGATTTCAACGGAAGCTCACATGACCAATTAACTTTAGCCGCTTCTGCAGGAGCAGCTGGAGATAAAATTCACATTGTCTCTTGTGAAGGTAAATGGTGGGTTGAAGGTGTTACTAACGACCAAGATGGTTGGGCAGTTGGTACAGCTTCTGCTAACGCTTAATAGTAAATAAGAATATATGGGGGGCTTCGGTCCCCTATATATAAGGTAAAAAATGGCAACAACAAAAATTGAATTAGAAATAGAAGGCATTACTGGTGTAGCTGATGCAGATAATGATTTCATAGTTTCTGCGCAGAAATTCGTAGTAGCTAATGTTCCTAAAAATTTATTAGAATGGGCTTCTTCTTTTACAGACCCAAGTACAGATGGTGGAAATGCAAGTGGAAATATTGTAGTTCCAATTGCTACTGATTCTATACTAAGTGTGTCTAGAAATGGATTTAGTGCGCAAGAAGTATCAAGAGAAGATTCTGCATTTATAGAAGCAAGTTCTGGTAGTTTAAAATTACCTACGTCTACTTTTCCTAAATACTATTTTGATAATGCAGTTACGGATAAAGGTTCTGTAATAATTGTAAAACCTACTCCTACTAATTCTCAAACAGCAAAAGCATTATATATAGACCATACAAAAATAGATGATGATTCTGATTTAAGAAATGTAGTAATTAACTATGCTTGTTTTAAAGAGTTTGCAAAGTTAATGATGGATTCTACACATCAAGGAAATTTTAGTGGAGAATCTGGGACAGGCGGAACAGAACATTGGATAGTAACTGAAGAAGATAGTGAAATGTTGATGGCAAGGGTTCAAACAATACAAGCTCAATTAGGAGAAAAAACTCATTACGGTCAAATGTCTCAACAACACTATAATTTAGCATTAGCTGAAATAAAATCTTATATAGAAAATCACCCTAAAACATTAGCTACGGCTATGGCAATGCAAGGAGCAAGATAATGACAGTATTAGAATTGATGGAACGAACAGGGATGAGAGAAGAAACCCTTGCTATCGCATACATAAAAGATGCAATACATTTAATACAAAGTAATACAAAAGAGAAAGTAGAAGTAAACAAACAAGACATCATAAAATCAATAGCAGCTGATGATAATGTATATCAAACACCATCGGACCTCATTGCAATAAATAATGTAAGTATTTTAGATACAAGTGATGATAAATATAAAAAGATTAAAAGAATAACTTCTCAACCTCATTACTTACTTGAGGATAAAGCACCATGAGTGTATATGTAGATAAAGAATATTATTATTTTCTAAGAGGAAGAGAACTCTTATTATACAAACTAATGGGTAGCAGAAATGCTGATAGGATTACACAAACTGGTGTATTACAAGCATTTGATAATGAACTAGTATATCCAGATGAAGATATTGCAAATGGATTAAGAATAGAATATACAAGACTTAGTGAACCTTTTGTATCTGAATCATTAGAAACAACAACTGCTTATGCAAGTGGAACTAATATAAGTTTTGGTGGAACTGCTATAACTACGACTACTGGAAACTTTTGGACAACAACAAGTGGGTTTGAAGTAGGTGATAAAATTAGAATAAAAGGTTCATCTAGTAATGATGGAGATTTTACTATATCAACTTTTAGTGGAACAAATGATGTAAATATGGTAGTAAATGAAAATATAATTACTGAAGCTTCTGGTGAAAGAGTAACAATTACTCAAATACCTAAAGAAGACTCATCTCCTTCTACATCTTCTCATATTAATTTAAATAAAATGCTAAGTCTTGCAGTAGTTGATTATGTCAAAGCAATGGTTTCGGAACAAAGAGGTGAGATAGATAAAAAAGAATATTTTATGAAAGAATTTTATGGTAAATTAGCAGACAACGAAAGCAATAAAAGAGTTATCTCAATGATGTTTCCGATGTCTCCTTACGCAGTAAGATGATTAATAATGCCTTTATGGCGGTGGTGGCGGATATTATATAGGATAAGTTATGGCTGATAACTTAAGAAAATACACAACACAAGAAGTGTTGAATAAAGTGTTTACCGATTCCTCTGGTAACGCTATAGGAATAAACTCCTCAACAACAAAAGAAACTTTAAATGCAGTATTCAGTACGTCTGATAATAGTCTGAACGTAGCATTATCTGGAGGTTCTATTTCGGGGGACGTTACCATAAGTGGAGACTTGACCGTTAGCGGTGCAGGCCTTCAGGCTTTTGATGAAATAATTGAAGGTACACAAGTAATAGATGTAGACTCCACAGAAGCCTTACTGGTACGCAAGAATGGTGATGCTGGTGACATATTCACAGTTGATACAACTAATTCAAAAGTACTTGTAAACAATCAATTAAATGTGACTGGTTTAAGTGGTGACGCTGCAAGACTTTATTTATTTGATGTAGATAACTCTACCTCTGAAGGTGAAGGCTTTTTGATTCAAAAAAGTGGTAACAATGCTTATATTGAAAACAGGGCTGATAGTGGGTCTATTAACATTGGAACAGGAGATAGGAATGACGATTTGTCTATTTCATCGTCTGGCAATGCTACGTTTTCTGGTGATGTAGGTATAAATGCTTCGCCTACTTCAACTTACTCGTTAAATGTCGAAAAAACTGACCAGAATGGTCTAAGAATTAAAGCTGGTAGTGGTAGTACAGGTCAATACCAAATTCGTTCACTTGATAGTGATGGTAATGTTGATTTTGTAGTCAGAGGTGATGGAAATGTAGGCATAGGCACTGCTAGTCCTGGTACAAACTTTCACATTAGTAAAACATCAAGTGATGTCGGATTACGTC